GGCAATCAGGCGCATGTGTTTTTTGGCGCTAAACTTTAAGCGCAGCCTTAACTACAGGTGAACAACGGGGCAGGTGAGGTGAACGCGACGGCTTTGGCGGCGCATCTTGGGTATAGCAAGGCGCGGATTAGCCAGCTGGTCGCGTCGGGTCGCCTTGACGGATGCTGGACCGGTCAGGGTCGCGACCGCCGCTTCGACGCGGACGCCTGCGCCGCCCGGCTCACACGTGAGTTGGATCCCGGTCAGCAGCTCGGCAATGGGCTGATCGCCTACGCCGCCCGCGCCTCGATCGCAACGCCGCCGCAGGAAAGCCAGTCCGACGCGCAACGCCTTGCACGGGCGCGCGCCGACGCGGCGGAGATCGAGCTTGCCCAGGCGCGGCGCCGATTCGCCGCCGATGAGGGACGCTGGGTGCTGGCGGCTGAAGTCGCGCGGGCGCAGCGCGCCGTCGCCGCCGACAGCCTGGCGGTGTTCGAGCAGTTCCTGTTGGATGAGGTGCGCCGCATCGCGAGCGCCCTGCTGGCCGCAGACCCCGCCGCCATGGCGCAGGCGTCGCGCGCCCGCTGGCGGGCCGCCCGCGCCGCGCGCGCCGGGGAGCTCGAGGCTGCAGCCGACGCTGTGACGCCGCAGGCCGCAGAGTCCGCCGATCTGGCGGACGCCTGACTGGCGCCGCGACCGGCCAACGCGACGGCCGCCAGAGACAACCAGGGACGGCCATGATCACCACAGACTGCGTCACCGACGCGCCGCGCGCGGCGTAGGCGTTCCCATATGTCCTGCCTTGCGCCCGCCGACGCGGTCATCATGCGCGCGACCGCCGCCGCATGGGCGCCGCCGCCGCCGCCTGATCCGTGGGATTGGGCGTGTCAGCACCTGGAATTCTCGCACAAATCGCCGCGCCCGGGGCGGTTTGACGCCACCGCCTTCGCCTGGGCGCAGCGCATCCTCGAGTGCCTCGACCCCGAACACCCGGCGCGAGAAGTCACGCTGTGCGGCTCTGCCCAGTTCGGCAAGACCGAGACCATCATCATCCCCGCCGTCGCCTGCTGGATGGACCGCGACCCCGCCAACGTGCTGATGGTCCACCCGACAGCCAGCGCAGCCTCCGACTGGGCCAAAGACAAATGGAGCAACTTCCGCGCCGAGAACGCGCGGATGCGTGTGGTGTTCGGCCCGAACGCGCCGCGCGACAGCATCGACTTTCAGGAGACGCTAGACCGCCGCGCCATCCTCTACGTCGAGGCGTCCGGGTCGCCCTCCGGCCTGTCGGGCAAATCCTGCCCGCGCGTGGTGATGGACGACCTGAGCAAATTTGAGCCGAACCCCAAGGGTGACCCGGAGACGCTCGCCAACAGCCGCGCCGACGCCTATGCCCACGGCGCCAAGATCCTGCGCGCCTCGACAGCCATGGTGCGCGGCGACTGCCGCATCACCCGCGCCTATGAGCGCGGCACCGCCGAACAATGGCATGTGCCCTGCCCGCACTGCGGGCACCGCCACCCGCTGCTATGGGAAAACCTCGAGCCGAACATTCGCGAGGACGCGCCGCAGGACGCGCACTTCACCTGCCCGAGCTGCGGCGCGGCGATCGAGCATCACGACAAGGAGGCGATGGTGGCGGCGGGCGGCTGGGTGGCCGGCAATCCCGACGGCGATCACCCTTCGTTTCACTTCTGGCGCGCCTACTCGATCTTCCGCGATTGGGCGTCGATCGCGCAGGCCTGGCTGGTGGCCAAGGGCGACCCCGGCTCTGAGCAGACATTCTTCAACGATGTGCTGGGCCTGCCCTACGCGGCGGCCTCGGACGCGCCGAAATGGGAGGCGCTGCGCGACCGCGTCGAGAACGCCGCCGAGGACAACCAGACGCCGCGTGGCCGCATCCCGCCGCAGCGGCCAATCCTGACCTGCGGCGTCGACGTGCAGGCGGATCGGCTGGAATGCCACATTCGCGCCCATGGCCGCGACGGGCGCGCGCATACCGTGGATTACCTGGTGATCCAGCACCCGATCGCCAGCGACGAGGCGCGCGCCGAACTCGACGCGCTGCTGCGGCGCCGATGGCGCGCGACCGGCGGGCGCGACATCGCGCTCGACATGCTGGCGATCGACATGGGCGCGTGGACCGACGACGTGCGCGCCTGGTCAAAGCGCCATCCGCGCAACCGGGTGGTCGCGGTCAAGGGCGCCAGCTCCGGCGTCGGGCCGATCTACGCGCTGCAAAAGCTCGACCGCCGCAAGGACGGTCGCGCGGTGCGGGCGCGGCGGCAAGACTATGTGATCAACGTCAGCGCGCTCAAGGCGATGTTCTACGGCGCGCTGCGCAAGGAGGACCCAGACGCGCGCGGCTTTCAGAGTTTCGCGCCCGGTCTGGGCGACGCGTTCTTTCGACAACTGTGCAGCGAGGCGCGCATCCTCAAGCGCAACCGCTTCGGCGTGCTGGAATCGGCATGGCGCTGCACCGAGCCCGATGGCCGCAACGAGGCGCTCGACACCGCGCTCTATGCCGAGGTCGCCGCCCGCCTATGCGGCAGCCGCACGATGACAGACGAGCAGTGGGATGCGCTGGAGGCCGAGCGTGACGCGGCGCCGGATAGCGCGCAGCCGGAGCTGTTCGACCCGGCGCCCAAGGCCGCCGTCAAGGCGTCGGCGCGCGCCGCGCAGGCGGCGACCATTGCTGCGGCTCCTGCTTCGGCGCCGACAGCTTCGGCAAACCCGGTCGCTGCGGCATTCGCGCGGATCAAGAAGAGGTGATCATGGCTGCTCTGACCGACGCCGAGCGCGCTACGCTTGAAGCCCGGCTCGCCGAGGCCGAGACGGCGCTGCATATGTTGATGACCGGGCGTCAGGCGGTGATGGTCCGCACCGACACCGAGACGGTTCAATACAGCCTCTCCGACACCGCGAGGCTGTCAGCCTACGTCCGCAGCCTGCGCGCGCAGCTGGGCAGGCTGCCGCGCGGCGGCGCCATCGGCGTGGCGTTCCGATGAGCCTGCCGCGCATCAGGGTCAAGGCCGGATCGTCGCGGCCCGCCGCGCGCGGCGCGTTGGCTTCGCCCGAGGCCTATGACGCAGGCGATGTGACGGCGGGCGAGCTGCGGGTCTGGCATCCAGATCGCGAGCACCCGGACAGCGAGCTGGGCTGGGCGCGCGGCGCTGTCACCGCCCGCGCCCGCGATCTGGCGCGCAATAATGGTTATGCGGCTGGCGCCGTCCAGAAAGAAATCGACGGCGTGATTGGCGCGAACTTTCGCCCGTCCGCCAAGCCGGACCACCGCGCGCTCGGCATATCCCGAGAGGCCGCCGCCGAGGTGGCGGACGAGATGGAATGCGCCTGGAGGCTGTGGGCCGACGACCCCGGCTTTCGCTGCGACGCCACCCGCACCCAGAGCTGGGGCGGCATGGCGGGTCTGGCCTATCGCAGCTATGTGCTGGACGGCGACGCCCTGGCGATGCTGCACTGGCGCGCCGACGCGCAGGGCTATGCGGGACATCTGGCGACCGCCGTGCGGGTGCTCGACGCCGATCTGCTCGGCAACCCGCAAGACGCTGCCGATGCCGCCACCTTGCGCGGCGGCGTCGAGGTCGATGCGCACGGCGCCGCCGTCGCCTATCACCTGCGCCGCGAGCATCCGCTCTCGGTCTGGGGGTCGGGCGCGTATGTCTGGAATCGCATCGAGCGCGAAGAGGCATGGGGCCGCCCGCGCGTCGTGCATTTCTTTGACAAGCACCGTGACGGCCAGACGCGCGGCGTTAGCCGCTTCGCGCCGATCATCGAGGCGCTGAAGATGGAGGACAAATACGGCCGCGTCGAACTCGCCTCCGCCGTGCTGGGCGCGATCCTGGGCCTGTTCGTGTCGTCGCAGCTCGACCCGGAGACGGTGTCGGACCTGCTCGATGATGGCGCGGCGGGTTATCTGGCGCTCGACAGCGCCCGCACCACGCTGGCCGAGACCAAGGGCCTCACGTTCGGCGGCGTCCGCATCCCGGTGTTGCCGCCGGGAGACGACATCAAGGCGGTCGCGGCGACCCGGCCCAACGGCAATTTCGCGCTGTTCGAGGCGGCGGTGCTGCGCCGGATCGCGGCGGGGATCGGCATCAGCTATGAGCAACTGTCCAGCGACTGGAGCCAAGTCAACTATTCCTCCGCCCGCGCCGCGCTGATCGAGATCTGGCGCGGCTGGACTGCGCGCCGCCAGCAGTTCGCGCGGCGCTTCTGCGATCCGATCCGATGGGCGGTGATCGAGGAGGCCATCGACGCCGGTCTGGTCACCCTGCCGCGCGGCGCGCCCCGCTTCGATCAGGCCCCCGGCGCATGGCTGCGCGCCAAGTGGATCGGCCCCGGACGCGGCTTCGTCGATCCGGTCAAGGAGGCGCAAGCCGCCGCGATGCGCGTGGCGCTTGG